AGAGTTAGGCGCATTCAAAGCACTACCCGGAGAGGTTATGGACGTAATTTCTGCTTTTGCAGAATACGGCGCACGGATAAGAAATGATAGCTTATCTGCGCGGTACTTTGAGTTTGTTACAGAAGCAAAGGAAATAATCCCACAAGAGTACAGAGATGAGTGGGATTCTGCTGCACGAATATATCAAGCAGAATGGTGGGATAGAATTCGCCTAAACGGACCCATTACTAAAACTTTTGCAAAAAACGGTGTAACAACAGTGGGCGCAAGGGAAAGGGCTGCTGATAACGGCTCTGACTATTTGAACTTTGAAGACTTAGATGTCAACGAGGTATACGGTACGGAAATAAACACGTCTATCTTTACTAGAAATTATAAGGGTAATGACAATCCTGTAACCATGTTAAATAACTTTGTTGAACAAGTTAGCAAGGCTATTTATGGAAATAATAAAGCTACCACAATAAATGAAATTGGTGTGCAATTTAATACTATGCTACAAGAACTGGCTAGTAGAGATGAAAAAGGAAACGCTGTATTTAGAGCAGATAGCCCTGAAGACATTGCAAGACTTCGAGCAATATCTGGATATCTTTCTGCCTACATATATGATGCGTGGGGTAAGGACGCTCAAAGATCTTTAAAAGCAATAACCTCTGGGCAAACAGAAGTTGTAGGGGCGTTTGGCGCAGTAGATATTCCGTCAGCGTTTCCTTCTATAAACGTAGATGACTTAGAAAACTTACAGCAAGCTTTAAGATTTCCTGTACGATACGCAGATGGCTCTAGTGAAATGATTAATATCGTGGATTTAGGTGGGATACTCGAAACAAATAACAGCATTTTCCACGAACTATCCAACTCTAAAGCATTTGCACAAAAGGTTGTAGAACTACGCGCCTATGCAGTTGGCAAGGTAGAAGCGGCAGCAACCGAAGCCGGAAGAAACAAAAAAATATTGCAAGTCGGACAAGACAGTGTGATTAAAGCTTCTAATATTCCTATAGACAAGCCTGAAGATTTTCTTATGAATGTGTTTAATATAGGTGAGGGCGGACTATACAGAATCCAAGACATGAAGAGAAACGCCCTTATAAATCTGGTAGGTGCAAAGAAGTTCAAAGAGGGTGGAGGAGATGTCAGCAGCCTTACCGTTAATGTTGATGGACAAGACGTAAACGCCGTAGAAGTTATTGATCAGGCATTCCGTAGCATGGTCATCAACGGTATGATGAACGTTGCAAGGCTTAAAACTGAAGGAGGAAAAACTCTACTGGAATTGCCAGAAGGACAGAAAGTTCTGAAAACCTTCGATGCACCAGCAGAAGGAGCTTTACTTTTTGAGGGTGAGCAGGGGGCTATCTTTAGGAAAAATCTAACAGCGTTGCTTGTTGGAACAGAAAGCCTTTCTTACAATATTCCTACAGAAAAACAGATGAAAGACGCGGAAAGGTGGGTTGATGCTATCGAAGGTGCATTTGACTTTTTGGCTTCACAAGCAAAGACTGATCTTACCCGCGTCGAAATAGACAACCTATTCCGCCCTCTCACTACTAACCATTTTATTTCTCGCAGCTATAGCTTGGTGAGAGGTCAGGTCAGTATGCCGTATATTTCGGGCGAACTAGCAATAGCTATTGCCACCGCTGCTGGAATTGATATGATGAAGATGGCAGCAACTAGCAGAGAAAACGCAGAGTTTGTTCTTAGGGTTATGGAATATCCACAAAGTATGACTAAGAAGGACTTTGAAAAATTTGGAAGTGCAACATTTGACTTCGTATCCACAGAGATGTCAAGACTAGGTTTGAATATGGTTGACTATCTTCCAGAAGGAACACCTGAAGACATACAGAAATACTTTACAGCACAACTAATTCCCGGAGATACAGAAGGATGATGAAAACATATTACAACGGACAACGCAAGGGTATGATGTATGGTGGTATGTCTCGTCGCAAGCCAATGATGTACGGCGGTACAGCAACCAAGCCCCGCAAAAAAGCACAGATGGGTGGGATGATGCAGTCTGCGCCCATGATGCAACCACAGAAACAAGAGAAACCGACGATGCAGCAACCCGCTCTGTCGGGTATGATGATGTACGGCGGAAAGGCAAAGACTCGTGGCTAGGAAGGTTATTCGTGCACCAGAGGGCTACCACTGGATGAAAAAGGGAAAGCAGTTTGTCCTAATGAAAAACCCCAAAGACGGCTACAAGCGTCATCGGGGTTCGTTTTTGAATGCACGATTCGAGGTAATCAAGGAACACAAGAAGTCTAAATAAACTGCCTAGACTTCTCCATGACTTCATCTGCGTTCGACCGTAGATATCTTAATAGGGATGCTATTGAGTGTGCACCTTCATACTCTGGCATCCCTCGATTCATTGCGGACTCAAAAGCCGTAGGTTGTACTCCATCCCACGCCAGTTCTACATTTCCGTCCTGTTTTAAGTACGCTGTAAATTGAAATAGATTAGCTTTGTGCTGCTTCTTTGCCATTGACGTTCTCTAGTTCTTGAATTGCTAGGTTGTAACAGTCGGCTCTAAATGTGAATCCGTTTGACGGATCGACATCCCCTCTGTTGTATCGTGTAGCCTTTTTATAAAATGTTTCTTTTGGTATCTCTCCCAAGATCCAAGCCTTGCTGTGGTCTGTAAGTATGCGGACAAAGACATAGCTGTCGCAGTCTTGTTTCGATCCGTGTGCGGCTACAGAGCAATCGTAGTTTGGTGATGGTGTGGTATTGCACCGCTTGGTCTTTACGTCGACACGTCGGTTTCCTACAATCAGGTCAAAGTCCTTGCTGTTGACAGGCTCACCACCGACGTAATCCTCAACGACTATTTCCCCAATTGCCCCTACGACATTACTGAGACTGCCCGTGATGCTGCCCTGTAGATTGCCTACAGAGGCGGCTTTCTTTTTGGCACGAACAATTATATCAGGCGTTATCTTTATCTGTATCATCTTCTTCTCTAGGTAAATAAACTAAAACGAACGAACCACAATTACCACAGCTTAGATTTGTAACCATGATATGATCTGGATCATCATCCGTATCATGGTCACCGCCCCATGTCAAGTTAAAACCACAGTGCCAACAATTCACTTGCCTTCTCCTTCTTTAGCTTCTTTCTCTTTCAGCTTCTGCCATTCCTCATAGCTGGGATGGCTGCGAGGTGGGTTGTATTGAACCCAACCATCACCCCGCTTCCAAACCAACTTACTCATGCTGCGTTCAAGTCCACTACTTCGCAGACACCGGCAGTACAAGCCAACTCACGTGATCCGCTGGTGTTGTCTTCCTTCTCGAAGTCAGTCAGTTTTTCCCAATCGATTTTGACATCTTTATAGGTCTGCATCCACTCGTTGTACTCATCCACATCGATATCCTGATACGGAGCCTGTTGATAGGTGTGATCACTGTGAGGAAGGAACGAGACACCTGACGCAACGTCAAAGTTCTCATACACCCACGCACCGACTTCCATCCATTCGTGTTCCTTTACCGTGATGGTAACAGATGGTTTGTGCTCACACCAGTGCAACGCATAGGTCTTCCACAATTCTAGCTGCTCAATAGCTGTCATCTGAGTCCGTGTAACTGCACCGTCAGGCGACTTCATCGGGAACGAAAAGACAGTCGTAGAGTCTGGCTTCATCATGTCACGCTCGTTGTGCACCCCAGACTCAATCAAAAACTGTGTCAAAGGGTCTTTGTTATCACCGCGAACGGTACGGATAAAGTAGTCGTTGTGTCGTGCGTGAATGCCACTCGCTGCATCTACCAACTGCGATACGGTTCCTGACGGCTTGACACAGGTAATTGCTGCACTGACAGGGATACCAATCTCCTCTGCAATACGTCGGTTTGTTTCAACAGCGATTTCCCGCATCTCTTCTAGCCAACGCTTGCTATCTACATTCTTTGCAAGAACAGGATGATCCATGATACCTGTCAGGGACACACCCAACAAACGCTCATCTTCCGTGTTCTTCTTCCAGACGTTACGAAGATACTTGAAGTCTGTCAGGGTAGACTGCAGGGTTCCCAAGACCGTTGCCAAGCGTACCTTATCTTTGAGGTCTTGAAGGGAGTCGGTTTCGCGAACAACTACTTCAGACAGGTTACAGAACTGGTAACCACGCAAGATGATCTCAGAACATGGGTTTGTTCCCCACATGTGCCCTGTCTCACGGCGACCGTTACGAGCAACGTGTTTGTCGGCTGCTTCACGGTTGAACATGCCACGCTCACCAGACTTGCTATCGTACAGGGCAAGCCACTCACGCATGAACGTACCC